CAGATAGGTCGGGTCAAAGGCCAGTTCTGCGCTATTGAATGTGTAGAAATGGTCTGGTGCAAGAACTGTACCGACAGTAGTTTCGGTTTTAGTTCCTAGCTGGGCATCAAGCCCTGATCCGGTCGCCATTATTCATCACTCTTTTCGTCATTCTTATTATCAGTGCTGGACTTAGCCTTAGACTTGGAAGCACCAGCGGCCCAGTTTTCTTCGGACCAGGAAAGGGAGTTAGCTAGGTCGTCGGGAACCACGATTGAATCGCCAGTTTCGACGTAACCAAAATCTTCGCCTCCAAGAACAACCGAAACCGGGCTCTGGTGGCCGATGTACTGCTTTAGCATTGTGTAAATCCTTTACGATAGATTGGCGCGAACGGTAATAGCAAATTGCATCTGTACCACTGCCCCGCCAGATACATTCAAAGATCGGGTATCCATCACATCGGACACTAGGGCATTCCAGGTATCGAGTGTGCCGGGATGCAAGGTAAGATTGACAGCAACGTCATTAATAACGCTGGTCGCCAAAGTTCTTGCTGCCGCGATAGTCGTACTTTTGCCGACCGCGACACAGTTAATAATCATTTCTTCTTCGCGCCTTTTAGCGCCAAGGCCCTTCCAGACCTGCGACATTGTAGCCGCATTAACCGGGGTTGCCTCTTCGCCTGTTTCCAGCGGCGACTCTGCTCCGATTGCTGCGAACCTAGTCTCAGCGTTATCGGGCAGACTCGACGGAGGTCCGTCAAATACAGGATAGGCGAGCGCTGCGTTGAGAGTAGAGACAATCCAGGGAATTACATTGTCAATGGCTGTAGCGGTAGCGGTCATGAGTAAACCCCCGGTTTACGAGTGTATTCGTCAATGCGTAGCGGCTGACTCATTAGCGGAACCCCGGCCTTTCCTCGCCCGACAACATCGCCATCGCATGAGGCGGAATCTTGTATGTGCTAACCAGGTTTTCCCAATTAGCAGTTTCGTTAGGTCCAGGCTCTAGCTGATCCGCGCCATAAGGCCGTTGAGTCGCCCACATATCGTAGCAAATCTCAAGAGCGGCGAGTTGAATCTTATTCGAGATAACCGCGCGGCCACACGTGTATGTTGCTTTCCATGGTCCGTAGTAGAACGGCATGGCATTCTCTAGCTCGACCGTGGCGCTATCAGGATAGACGATAAAATCGCCATTGGCCTGAGTCCACGTCGGCCCGTTCGCCCGAACAGAACTAATGGAAGTAATCGAAGTGTCGCTAAGCAGCGGACCGTGAGGCAGTTTCAGCACCTTAACGGTATAGCCACCAGCAATTCTTTCATTGGTAAAAGTCTTGATAACGCAAATGCCGACCACTTCTTCGATCAGTTCCGTTACTGCCATCATTACCTGACGCAGCAACGACTCTTTCTCGTTGGACGTGCTAGTGCCGTAATTGATAAACGCCTTAACGTCATCAATGCTTACAATAGACCTGAATGTAGCAACGGGAACATAGTCGGTCTTTGAGGTATTCGGTCCAGTAGAAACCCACTGGAATTTATACAAGCCTTCTAGCGTAAAAGTGTAATCGACGTGATAGTGACCTAGACTGTCGTGAGTAACGCTTGGAACAACGGTGGTACCATTGGGCAAGGTAATGGTGAGCACAACCGTAGCATCGATAAAGTTCCCGTTTACGTCCGTTAGGACAAACGTGGAAGTATAGGACTCGCCCGTTTCGATCGCTGCCATTATGTCTCACCTGCTACCTTACTCGCTGTTTTAGTTTTACCGGACACTGCACCCCTCGCCTTGTCTGTATCGGACACGGTACTATGAGATTTAGCGCCATGGGTCGTAGTTGCATTGTGTTCACCGGCACCCGCGACGATTCCATGATAAGGGTGAGTAACCCCTAGTCGGCCCGTCCCGAACGCTAGCGAAAGCGCCAAGATCTGAGGCTTCTTAATCCTCAAACTACCCGAACCCGCGTATTGCTGAGTTCCGGTTCCTAGCAACCTTGCCTTTTTGACAATAGCGCCGCCAGCACCAGACCAGGATTCAGCACCCGTGCCGTGAGGCGCGGGCTTTTTGACACTTACCGAACCAGTTCCGGCCAGCCCGCCAGAGTTGCCAGTTCCGGCCGCAGCAGGCTTCTTCGCGCTAACGGCTCCGGTGCCGGTGTAGACTTCGACGCCAGCGCCAGAAACGTTAATCTTTTTAATAGTAGTTTGGCCGGTACCCGTCACTCCTGCGGCAGTGTTAGTCCCCGTACCGTTTGCAGCAGTTTTCTTTATAGAAATACTACCTGTAGCGGTAAAGGTTTCTGTGCCAGCGCCCGAAGCGGCAGGCTTTTTAACGGCGCTGCTACCCGAACCCCAGAAGTTTGTACCCGTGCCGGATGCCGCAGGCTTCTTGACAGAACTACTTCCCGTTGCCGAGAACTGTTCCGTACCCGTGGCGCTAGCCACCAGCTTCTTAATGCTACTGCTGCCAGTACCCGAGATACCCGGAATTGAACCAGTACCCGAAGCGGCAGGCTTCTTCACATTTGACGAGCCAGTGGCGGTAAAGGTTTCTGTGCCAGTTCCGCTAGCCGCAGCCTTTTTGACTGAGCTACTACCAGAACCCCAGAAGTTTGTACCTACGCCAGAAGCGCTAGGCTTTTTAGCCCTGCTACTACCTGTAGCGGTGAATACTTCGACGCCTGTACCAGAAGCGGCAGGCTTCTTAATACTACTTGAGCCAGAACCCCAGAAGTTAGTTCCGGTGCCCGACGCAGCAGGCTTCTTAGCCCTGCTACTACCAGTAGCCAAGAACTGCTCGACGCCTGTACCATTCGCAGCAGGCTTCTTAACAGAACTGCTACCAGTACCCCAGAAGTTAGTTCCGGTTCCAGATGCGGCAGGCTTTTTGAGAGCACTGCTGCCAGTAGCCAAGAACTGCTCGACGCCGGTACCGCTAGCCGCAGGCTTCTTAATACTACTTGAGCCCGTGCCAGTAATTCCGCCAACAGTTCCGGTTCCATTGGCAGCAGGCTTCTTTGCAGAACTACTACCAGTAGCGGTAAATGCTTCAACGCCGGTTCCTGATGCCGCTGGCTTCTTAGCGTTACTACTTCCAGTAGCTGCAAATTCTTCAATACCCGTGCCGGAAGCAACCGGCTTATTAGTATTGACACTTCCCGTGCCGGTAATATCCAAAGAACCTGTAATGGCCTGCCAAACCCACTGGCGACGGCGCTGGTTATTCCTACGACGTGACTTTCTGTGGCGTTGCTGCGGCATACCAATTGCACTCGTAGGCAATACCTCAACTGCAACAATTCCCCAGTCATCTGTAGCGGAATTGCTGAAACCTACCGTCTGGGCACCACCAACAGAAGCTACGGTGCCTTCAACCCCGTTATCAGCCCCGGAAAGGCCGGAATGGTTGAGTTGCCACCGAATAGCAACGCTGTTCGTGCCCGAGAACGTGCCGGTATTAGAACCGAAACACGCGGCGGTAACAATCATCCCGCCTGAAACTGTGCCGGGCACCGACGCAGTTACCGATGTTGTACCAGCGGCATTATTAGAAACAGGAGTCGCGAAACCGCCCCCACCGGCTAGACTTACCGAACCTGCGTTATGATTGTTAGACTCCGATGTCGAAACAGATACGGTATTAGTTCCGGTTGGTACGGTGGGGCCAGATAGTCCGTAGAAGGATACCCCGCCCGCGCTACCGCCAGCACTAGCCTGAAATTTAAGAAAGGAGAGGGCAACGCCACCGTACGTTACGGCGGTAACTGTGTTCGCTGATCCGGTGAAGATAGTAACAGCAACTACAATCGTGTTGCCGTTGTTAGTATGCGACCACGTTCCAGGGCTGGTAGTAAACGCGATACCCGTAGCGCCCGGTCCTACAGCATCATAGGTAACTGCCACGTTGCTCGCCCTCCCTGCTATTAGCTAAAGACGAGCGAACCCTGAATAGCTACCGCTGTTCCGTCAATGATTGTCTCTGCCCGTGTTAGCCGACCAGTGCCCGGCCAAAAATCAACACCCATACCGCTCATGTTAATCTGTCCATTACGATTAGTGTAGACGCCCCCAGGAAATCCCGCACCTGCGAGAAAAAACCAGGTATCCCCATTGTCATTAGACTGGTAAACGCCAATCTGACAAGTAGTTAGGGCAGTCATAGAATTGAAGCCGCCAACTACCGTCCGGTCAATCGACAGCACCGCATTGATATCAGTGTCCGCTACCGATGCCGGTCCGAATTCGGTCGTACCGATTTGCAGAGTCATGAGAGGAATTGTAATTGTACCTGCCATTTAGTTCTCCCCGTATAGTTTGCCGTACTGAGCTGTTACAGTATTACCAGCGGTAGCCGCACTTAGTGTAAGATACGGGAATAGCCAGTACTGAATTGCCTTGTCATAGGTAGCAAATGTGTTACCTGATCCGGCTGGCGCAAGCTGAGCGTTAGCCGTGAATGCGTTAGTGCTGATTTCCCCGTGAGTTACCAGTGTGGACAGGGCACCCGAGGCACCCAATGTACGCAACCCAATCTCGGCTTCCATTTTCCAGGAAAATGACGTAGCAGACGCGGGTGCCGTTGCATTGGTCGCGGTAGCCAAGATACTAGTCGTAGCGAAAGTGCTGGTCGTGGCAATTGCCAGACCCCATGAGAAAGTAGGGATAGTAGCAGTTGCGGTAAGAAATCCACCCATACGAAATCGCAATGAGCTAGACCAATCCCCAACATTGGAGAAATATCCTGCCGGGATAATAATGGCTGGCCAGCCCGCCGTAATAGTAACCGGAGAGGCTGACACAGAACTAATAGTGGCAGCATTGTAAGTAGCGAATAGTACTTCTCCGCCAATAGGCTTGTAACCAGACATATATAAATCCCCTTACTGTGGCATCACAAGCGTGAAGCTCGAAAGCGTGATGTTAGCACCAGAGCTGAATGCAACGGAGTTGAAAATAATGTCAGTGGCAGACGTTCCGACCGAACATGTAAAGTAACACACGGTTTTACCGGCGTTAGTGATCCACGCTGATGCGGCTGTTCCGGTCTGCAACGCAGTTACCGTAGAAGCCGAGAAGCTGGCAATAGCAGTTTCTACTACGTTCAGACCTCCCCAAGTCCCGGTCGTCGCATCCGCACCGAATGCCGCTGCGCTGAATGTAAAGTCCGCTAGAACCGCTGCACCCGAAGGAATTGTACTGTTTGGATCGGAGGTTGCCGCTGACTGGTTGGTAATGAGCAAGTGACCGCTGTTAGGCAGGGCCTTAATTGCATCTAGTGCTGCTCGCATGGAATTGCTTGCGCCCGAGCCGAAAAATGCTGTCATTTGATTATTCCTTAATTAGTTATCTGCTACAATCCGCACACTGGTAACACCCGCGCCGACTTGTACCGTACCGTCTGAGGTATTGGTCGCATGAAAGGTGACGACCGAGGACGTACCATCGCCGCCGACAGACTGCCCATGAGACATAGGTAGGACCGAAC